CGGCCACCATCAGAGTAGGCGCCAAGGTTGTAGCCGCCACGAGCAAAACGGGGCATGAGCGCAGACAGGCCACCACGAGCGTAGTCAGCCCCATCACCGCCACCACCATCTCCAGCAGCGTCGCCCACACCACCCGCATCCGCCCCGGCAGCAGCTCCGGCATCAATAGAACCGATGTCAACGCCAGTTACATCACCGGAACTGATCGGGCCGCCGACTTCAACACCCGCACCGGGCGCAACGTTTTCACCGTACGAGCCAAACCCGGCGGAATCAAATCCGGTAGTCACGTCACCCGGAGCTTGGTTCATGGAGCTTTCGAGATATCCGCTCAGCGCCTGATTGACGTTGGACTGTTGCTGCGGCGTCAGCCCCGCCATGCCAAACGGATCAATGCCCTTAGCGATCATCTGCTGTTGCTGCACGAAGTTGGGCACCAGCGCGTTTTGAATCATGCCCGGAGTAGTAAAGCCAAACAGCCCCTGCCCAAACTGCGTGATGGCCGACATGGTGGGATGCTCAGCGTAGTAAGCAGCTTGCTGCGAGGGGGTCAATTCACCCCAAGCAGTGTTGCCCTCACCGGGCGCACCCGGGCTGACATCGTTTGGATATGCGGCGCTTACCCCCGGCATCTGCGTCGTCGTTCTCACGGGAGTCGCCATCGGTTTTGTGTACGTCCTTGTAACCGGGTCGTAGGCGTAGTTGTACGTGTCAGTGTCGCCACCGTCAGCAAAGCGCATACCGCCGTTAGCCATTTCAGTCTCGGCTTCGTTGCGGTCAGACATGCGCTGAACAGGCAAGTCCATCAGACCACCATCGGCAGCAAGCCGGGTGTAGCTGGGCTGGAAGTACGTGTACTCACCCACATTCCCTGCACGAGTGGGCGGCATCTCACGACCGGGGCTATAAGCGTACCGATACTGCTCGGTGTCACGCGGCGCTTGGGTGCTCTTAGGCGTTTGGAACATCAGCGGGGCCGCAGCGGCCAGACCGTACTTAATGTTCTCTTTGTTGAAGAGCAGGCTGGGTTTATTGGCGATTGCGCCAAGCCCTTTGCTAAACCGCCCGGTCGGACCCGCTTCACGCAACGCAGCTTCTTTGGGCGCGCGCAGATCACTGGCGATATCCATCTGGTTGGTGTAATTACGCGCTGCGGTTTCGCGCGCCGCTGAAGCGGCGTCGCTGGCGATATCCATCTGGTTGGTGTAGCCGTGTTGGAGTGCAGCAGGGTCAACCGAATAAGTCGGCGACGTGAGCGCGGGCGGCGGCGTAACGGGAGCGGGTGCCGCCCCTCCGAGGCCGCCAAACGGGTCAACGTTATATGCACCGCTGGCAGGTACGGGAACCCCCGCCGAGGGGAAGCCAGCAGTTGGGTCAATTGCGCCTTGTAAATACGACGGAGGCGGTATGGGACCACCAACTACGACACCCGAAGCGGGGGCAGCGGCAACAGGAGCAACAGGAGCAACAGGCGAAACCGGAGGTACAACAGAGGCAACAGGCGAGACCGGAGGCACAACCGGTGCGACCGAAGCCGTGGTGGCCGGGACCCCCGCTTCGATAGCCGCAGCGCCTGCGTTACCAATCACGTCGCCAATACCAGCGCCACCATAGGCACCGAGGCCGGCCATGAGACCTTTGCGGAGACTGCCGGTCGCCAAGCCCGTGAGGCCGCCAACCAAAATACCCGTACCCGCAGCGCCGCCGAGACCACCCAACGCGCTTCCAACAGCCGTGCCCACACCGGGTGCAAAAGCGTTGAGCGCCATGCCTGCGACCATCGGCAAGATGGCGGACAGAAAACCTGCTTCAGGCAGGCCCGTCTGAGGGTTGATAGTGAGCGAACCGCCGTGGGCAAGTGCCAGCGCTTGAAGCCCCGCAACTTCTTTCGGGGCCATGTGAACGAGCATCGTGTCCGGCCCCCGACCACGGGAAGCCATATCTTGGGCGAGAACTTGCAGGCTCATTGGGGCCTCACGGAATGGGGGTTAATTGAGTCTAACATGGGGGGTTTAATCCATCAACGGCTGATCTCTTCCCAGTCAAGGGATGCCAGCACCTGATCGCCGTTGGTGGCAGCAGCGCAGATAAGCGTCAGCTCGTAGGGAGTGGCCGTAAACGGCTCGCGCTCCAGCTGAAAGGCAAACAGCGCCTCTTTCAAAATGTCCACCGAGGTCGAGCCTTGGTTGGAGCCTTGGAAGAAGCCCGAGGCCAAAACCCGTCCAGTGCCGGTAGTAAACGCGGTCCCGGTGATGTTGTACTCCACGCAAGAGTTTGTGCCCGCGCTGACCCAAGTGCCCGCCGTCGTAGTGCCGCTTGCCACAACCCGCCACTCATAGTTGGCGTTGTTAGTAATACCAAGGAGTGACAAAGCGGTCAGGATGGCGATGCCGTCCAGCCGGGTGGTCTTCAGGCGCAAGGAGACAACAGGGTAAAAGGTGGCGGCAGTGGTCAGCGATCTGGGGCTGTTAATCGCCGTACCAATGGATTGCTGTCGGCCCGCCAGTTGATAGCCGCCCTCAGAGATCACCGTGGAGCAGACTTGCTTGAGCGTACTGGCTCCGGTCGTTGCCGCCGTGTTGGTCATCTCATAGCGCAGGGGCAGGGATGCCGTGGTGATGTAAGTCGTAGTGACTAAGTTGGCGTGGTTAAAGTTGTGCGCCGGGACAAAAGCCCCGTTGATGATGAAGCCGGTACGCACCGTGCCCAGACCCAGCCACTCCACATCCATGTACAGAATCTGCGCCTTGGACGAGTCCAAAGTCAGCCCGGATGGGCCGGTGCCATCCAGCGGGTCTTGGTTCCAGTCAGCCTGCGCCACGCGGGTATTGGTCAAGACGCCCGTCACGCTGCTGCGCTCGACCATGTAGTTTGTGGTGCCGTCGCGCTCAAAGTAGATGCCGTTGGCAGCGCCGTAGTAGCCCACGCGCTGGCGCAAGTTGGCCTTGGCAGTCCCAAACACGAACGTGCTCATGACCAGCAGGCTCTTACCCGGCTGGTAGGAGAAGACTTTGATCGTCTCGCGAATGATCTGGTCGCCGCTGGCAGAGCCAACAGTCAGGTTAACCAAGCCTTCGTCTGCGCTGAACGTGGCGGCAGCCGTGCCGGTGGTGCTGGTAGCCCACAGGTTGTTGTCGGCGTAGCGGTGGGAGGAGTCGAACAGCGTGAACGGGTTGCTGACTCGCAGGCGCCCAAACGCGTCGAGGTTTGTGCCGGTAATTTCTACAGGTAGAGCGTCCATAGTAGCCACGAGTTGCCCCAGAATGTTGTCCAGCCGGTTGAAGTACAGGCGCAGTACGTCAGCGAATTGATCGTGAAAGCGCTTCTCATACTCCGGCGGAGCGGTGGGCAGGCGCGGGGCGACCACCCGGTTAAGTTCGTACTGCGAGGTGACGATCAGTGTCATCAGCGTCTTCCATCAGGCCGGATGTCAATTGCCGGAACGCCCAACTGCCAGTTCACACCCAACCCGTCAGAGCTGACCTTGAACGCCATCTGGCGGCCACGGATGCGGGTGTAGATGATCTGCGTGAACTGCTGCACCGTGTAGTTGCGCTGGGCTTGGTAGTTCTGGGTGCTGGTCACCGTCGGGGTGTCAGCCGAGCTGTAGTTGGCACCGGGGTTCTGGCGCGGGCGCAGAGTAAACGTCACCGCCGGGTTGTTGACGTAAGAGCCATCAAACGTGATGTCCGGGATCATGCGCCACGCAAAGCCGTAGTTGTGCCCGTCACCGATGTTGAAGTCGGCAGACTGGATGTAGGACTCAATCGGGCTGGGCGGGTTGGTCGTACCGTCATCCACACCACTCTCGTGATAAATCAACTGGCCGCCGTAACCAGCAGCGGTGGGGTAGTCACGCAGCGGCGTATCCAGCCATGCGGTGCGCGAGAGATTGCCGTAGCTCCAGACGCGCTCAAGGTGGTTATAGATGACGTAGCGGTCGATCACTGTCGAGTTGGCCGAGCAATAGAACCACCACACCTCGTTGTAGCCCTCGTTGGTGCTAGCGAAGAATTGGTACTGCTGCTGAAGGTTGATGTCGCCGAAGATGTACTGCCGCAGCGGGCAGTACAGGGTTTCCACGCGGCCTGAGTACATGTAGAACTTATCCAGCCCCATCCAGTAGGTGATGTTGGCTGCGGTGGCTGCGGCGTTGGGGCCAGCGATAGAGATGTTCGCGCCCAGAATCTGGAAGCCCCACACGTACGGAGCGCCCAGATACTGCATGGAGTAGATGGCCGCGTCGGTCCAGACCAAAATCTCCTGCCGGGTTTGCAGATTGGCAATGATGGTCGAGCCGGTGGATAGGCGGTAGCTACCTGCTTGGTTGGTCGCCGCAGGGTTCCATACCGCGTAGTCTTCTTGGTCAGACCACCGGATCAGCAGCGGGTCCAGCGTAGAAGAACCGTAGTCATTGCAACCAAAGGCCAACACAAACCGCGAAGCGTCGGAGACGCTAACCCCATTGCAAATCGTGGGGCAGCCGGAGTCTGTCGTGTAGGGAGAGGGACTCGTTGTAGCTAGCAATACCGCCCGGTCATAGATTGTCGGGTTGGCGTTGACCTTCCACAGATAGAGCGCCCCGCCTCGGGGGTTGATGATCAGGTCTTGACCAAAATTGGCTTGGCTCCAAAGGCGAAGCTGCGCGCCCACACCAGACGTTGCAGACACTCCCCATCCTGTAGCGCTGCTGTACTGATTGACTGTGGTACCAGAGGCATGAGCCACGGCGGTGCTGCCCACACCGCGCGTGCAGCCGGTGAAAGTAGTTGGCGTTTTGCCTGAGTAAGTGATGTACTCACCCTCGATGCCGATAGCGCCAGACGCAGAAAAACCCGTCGTGGACACCACAGTGATGGTCGTAGCACTGGAACTTAGCGTGCCGTTCAAAGTTGTGCTGGCAGAGATTGTCGTCGTGCCGCCCCAGCCACCAGCGCCCCAGCCAGTGAGCGTTGTGTAGGTCTCTTGGCCGATGGAGATTTGGTAGGCAAAGGTGGCCGCTCCGGTGGTGCCAGATGAGGTTGCAGGGGAGCTGACCGTGATACTGTAGGTCGAGGCGTCGATGTACGTGACGCGGAACTCTTTGTTCAGCGCCGAGGCCGGGATACCGTTGACTGCACCGCCAACACCAGAGATCGTGACAAAGTCACCGTTGCTTGCGCCGTAACCCGCATCGTTAACGATGACAGTGGTCGAACCGTTGCTAGTCGTAAAGGCGTTTGCCGCAACTACGCTGGTGTAGCGGATTGGTGTGATGTCAAAAAAGTTGCCGCCGACAGACTGCTGGATGTAGTACTTCAGGTGGGTACCCAACCCCATCAGGTTGTAGCTGGCCAGCGTCACCCAGTTCCACAACGAACGGCAGGTGCCCCAGAACGATCCGGTGGGAGGAGCTAGAGAAGTGCCGTTGTTATAGTACGTGCCGGTGTCTTTGGTCCAGCCACCAAGCTTCTCGGGGTAGCCTGAGCGAAAGCGCACCTTGTCCATCTCAAACCAAGTGCCCTCGTTGGCGAGCGTCGTCGATTCCCGGTTAACGCCGGGTCTGAGCTGGAGTTTTTGCAGTGGCATGGATGCGCCCTTACGCCGCAGAATCTGTCATCTTGGCGGCAGTGACTTGGACCTCTTGGACCCGGCGACCCCACCCTTTTCCAAAGGTTTCCCAAGTCGGGAGAGATTGCAGGAACTCCAAGCGAATTTGCTGGTATTTTTCCACAATATCCTCCGCAGGCATAGCGGCTACTTTGCCCAGCGTGCCAGCACCAATCGCCCCATCCGGGACCGCCCCCACGCACTGCTGGAGCCACTTGGAAGCCCGACCCGGCCCGGAGTTGATCGCCGCATCAAACACGATGTAGTCCACTCCAGTCGGCAGGTCGTCGCCCCTGATCCGATCCCAGTACTTGGTTTTGTACATCGGCGCAACAGTCTCAGGGGTCAGCGCCCGCATGGTCTTCTCGTCCACTTCGTGGCCCACCCACTCTTCCCAGACGCGCTTGGTGACGCCCAGATTGGTCATCCCACCGGGATCAGCCGGATGGTTCACAAAGCCTCCCTCATGGTGAAGGATGGCAGCCAGAGCGGAGTCGAAGTTTTCTTTCATTTCGTTTTCGAGAGAAGTTCAGTCTTGGCCTGCGAACCCGCACTAGAACCAAAATAGTACGCAATGATACCGGTCCAAGCCGTACTAAGACTGCCCAGCATGATCAGGATGGTGTTGTTGTCGCCCTCGACTTTGCCCAGCAGCAACAGAATCAGGATGCCAAAGAACCCCAACGTGATGGTCCCGGCCAGTAATGGCGGCACGATAGACCGTGTGGCGATCTGCATCTCACGGGCGCTGGAACGGTCTTCGGTCGCCAGCTTCTCAAAGTTCAGGCCCAGCTCGTTCTCTTGCTTCTTGAGTTCGATCTCAGCGATCTTGACCTGCGCGATCTGCTCTGGCGTCATTTTGTTACTGGAGATCAGGTCTTGAACTTTGTCTTCGTCCACCCCAATAGCTTTGGAAATGGCAGAAACCGCCATACCCGCAAGAGGGCCACCCATCGCCGACGCGATGGTGGGCGCGATCTGTTTAAGCCATTCCATTACTGTTTACTCCTTGACAAAACAGTTACCCCAAAATCTGAATCGCAATGAACACGAACAGGACAAGCGCGATAAGTGCCGTTATGCCCGCGCCAACAACCTGCGCAATAAACAGTCTCTGAGCCGCCACCCGTTTGCGCTCAATCCTTGCGGCGCGTTCTTCCTTCTCCCGCGCCTGACGAATCTTCATGCGCTCCCGAAGCATCATCTCCCACAGCTCGGGATAACCGCCGTAAACCAATTGGTGCTTTAGCTGCTCTTCCGCTTCACGCAAAGCATTGGCCTGCATGACGATCTCCATGGCCTTGCTGGTATCGGATTGGCCCTTTCGTGCGTTGTCGTTCGCGGCTTTCTGGACTACGTCTTTGGCATCAAAAAATTTGACAAACTCGCCGACAAGGCCGTTGATGTCCTTGCCCAGCTTGATGGCCTTTTGGATACCCGCTACCGCAGCTTGCGCGGTGGCAAATGCGGTGATTGGGTCGATCATGATTAGCCACTAGCTAGCACAGTTTTATACGGTGGGTGAGGTCGGCCAAGTGACGTTGAACGGAAACCCGGATTGGCTGGGGATGTCGCGTAGCGCCTGACGATATGGAGTCCATTTGTCTCTGATGCTCTGCGGGACATCCGGCAACTGACTCCAGTCACTTGCTTGGAGCAAGACATCGCGTTGCCCCCGCACTTTGACTTCGTACCGCGCAACAGATACCGGGGCAATCTCACCAAACTCACCGTTGCTTGCGCGATTGAAAAGGTCAGTCGCTTGCGTCTCCCCGCACACCATGGCGCAGTACGGTACGAACACGTCAGAACCATCTAGACGAACCTGAAGGTCAAGCATGGTCTGCTCAACGTTGGCCCACTGGGGCGATTTGATTTCTGCAAAGTTCTGCATCAGGAGGTCCTCACCATAAAGAACATGTAGCTGTTAACTTGGTCTTTGTTCAAGATCAACCACGAACCGGGCTGCCCAAAATTGCTGCCAGAAATGGTATCCCCGACGTTTCCAAAATTGGCGCTACCGGACGCATCCCACCATGTCGCCCCGATGTTGCTGCTGGTACCGGAGTACTGGCCGATCAACCCGCCAGCGCGGATAAGGCCGGTGGCGCTACTACCGACGTACAGCTCATTGTTGTTGTCGCTGTACAGGATGCACGAAGACGCGTTACCAGCACTGTAGATCGCCAAGTCGCCGCCATTTTGGATTGCAAGCGCTACACCACCGGTGGCACTCCCAGTGTTGACGTTGACGACGTTAGAAAAATTACCCGTAGTTGCCGACACAGTGCCACCTGACTGGTTCGTGGCAGTGACAGCGTTGGTGGCGTTGGTGGCGTTTGCTGCCGTCAGGCCATACGACCCAGTAATCGTGCCACCCGTGATGTTCACGTTGTTGGCGTTTTGCGTGGACATCGTGCCCAGCGACCCAGTAGCGGCAGTAACCGCTGCTCCGACAAACGCCGTGGTTGCCACCTGTGTGGTGTTGGTGCCGGGCGTTTGGGTGGTAGCCGTAGTGGCAGAACTGATGGAACCATCCAACTGGCCCGTGACGTTGCCCGTGACGTTGCCCACCACCGTGCCGATGATGTGACTGTTCTGAACCGCAAAGTTGGTGCCGTCAGACCAAACCGTCATGGTCTTGCCCGCAGGAATAGCTACTCCTGTACCCGCAGCCGTCGTATTGCCAGTGACTGTGGAGTTGTAGATCGTGGCCGTGTAGCTGCTGGCGTTGTAGATGACGTAGACCTTCTCCGCCGGAGGAGCGTAGACCGCAAAGTTGGCCCCGGTAGTCGTCGTCAGTGCAATAGTCATGTTGCGCGACTGATCCTCCGCCCCGTTCAAAGCCGTGAGCGCTTGGTTAGCCGAAATGACAGAGACAGACGTGTATCCGGCAACCGCAGACTCAATCAGAGTACCAAGGTTCGTATTGGTCGTGTTGCCCCACGTACCGGCTTGGTCGCCCGTCGTGATCAGCTCGATCCGCAGGCTGGGGGAGTAGGTGCTCATTGCGAGGCTCCTTATTGGGAATTGTTGATATTCTGCCAGCCGGGGTTCTGGGCGTCATCTATGCCGGTCCAGCCTGAAGTCTGACTGTTGGGGATGACCACCCAGCCCGAAGCCTGCGCGTTGCTGATCGCTGCCCATCCGGGGTTCTGGGGATCGTTGATGTTGACCCAGTCGGCGGTCTGCGAGTTGATGATTTTGATCCAGCCGCCCACGCCAAAGCTGTCGGCCAAGACCGTGTTCTCAGCCACCGCCACATTGAATGCCGCCGAAACCGTTTGGACGGAGGCGCTGTTCAGGTTCTCAAAAACAGAGGCCGTGAAAATCACAAACGCCGTCGTAACATCGGCGCTGTTCAAGTTTTCAGTGACTGCAGCCACAAACACGTTGATGGCGGTGGCCAGATCAGCAACCGTCGTGTTCTCAGTAACAGCCGCAGCGAACTGAGCGGCGATGGCGTTGATATCCTCAACCGTTACGTTTTCGGTTATAGACGCAGCAAACTGGGCCGTGATGGTCCGCACATCATCCAGAGCGCTGTTCTCGGTGATGGACTGAAAGAACGCAGACTGCTGGGTGCTGGAGTCATCCAGCGTAGAACCCTCGGTGAGCGACTGCAAGAAGGCGGAGTACACCTCAAAGGCGTCGGCCAGATTGCTGTTTTCCGTGACGGACTGGGCAAACTGGGCCATGATGGTCTGGGCGTCAGCTAGGTTGGAGTCCTCGCTGATGGACTGCAAGAAGGTCGATAGCTGCGTGCTGGAGTCGGCAGAGTTCAGGTTCTCGGTGACGCTGCCAAAGAACGATCCCGCGAAGGACGCAACGTCCCCCATCACAACGTCTTCAGTACGGGACTGAAGGAACGCGGATAGTTGGGTGCTGGAATCGGCAGAGGTCAGGTTCTCAGTAAGCGCCAGCGCAAAGGCATTCCCCGCGAGTGACGCGAAAGGTACCTGAGCAAAACTGGCGATACCGAACATTATCCACGCGCCATAGACTGTTGTGCCATCGCTTGTCGCTGTTCGGCGGTTTCAATCCAGCCCTGAGCGTATGCAAGCTCAACCATCGCATCCTTTGATCCGGGGATTGGCACGCCCGCCTCTAGACACTTGGCTACACAAATTTGCACGATCTCATCCATAGCCACACGGCAGCGTTCGTGCGCAGCGCTATCAATCCACTGCGCGGGGTCTAGCGCAACAAAAGCCAAGGCTTTATGTTCTGCGTCGGTCAGAGTAACGGTGAAATCCATGTCCATTCCTTTAGCTGATAAGCATCATTGTCGTTGCGTTGTATGTAGACCAAAAATCGCCAGTCACATCACAATCAACAAAAATACGAAGTTGGTCATTGGCCGCGCAATCCACAACGCTCCAAGCCCCGGTACATTGTTCACCACTAGGTGTAATATCGCGGCCAGCAACCCAAGTAGTTCCATTTTTTTGTATGGCTACGTTATGCGCTGCGTTGGCACGCGTCAGCACATGAAACATCACCAAATAGCGTCCAGCAATCGGGCATGTAAAAACGCCGGTACTGGTGTTCATGCAACTACCAGTGTTAACTCTGGTCGTAGAGTGAACCCAAACTGTGCCCGATCCAGAATAAGTGCTTGCGCGATCCACCCCGACGTAATACGGCTGGTATGGCATCGTGACACGCCCGCCGCTATCCATTCGAACGTATTCAAAAGCGTTACCAAAAGTAAGGACCCCAGCGGCAGGAGAAGTGATGTACCCCCACTGCGCCGTGACTGGGTTGTTGGTGAATTGAATAATCGCAGCGGACCCACTACCACTTGGGGTTCTAATCCTTATACCGTTACCGTTTCCAACGTTTGTTGTGAAATCTGCGGAGCCAGAAACCTCTAGTTTTTGGACTGGGGAATTCGTTCCAATGCCTACGTTTCCCGCAGATGTTACTGCTACAACATCCAGCGTAGTAGCCCCGGAGTTGCCCACACCCAGACGCACTGTGCCGTCAGGAGTAGAAGGCTGATACAGCGTGAAGTTGTTGGTGGCGGTAACGGACTGTCCCACCTGCACGTTGTTTGTTTTTAAAGTGCTCATGCTTGCTCCACCCAAATTTGGCTGGCCTCATCCCATGCGTAATACTTTCCATCATCGGGTTTGGCAACAGGCGGCATCCACAGACATGTATCCTCATTCAAAGACCATGACGGGTATGGCTGCGGAGCGTAGAAGGCGTCGCGCTCCCTGTCATAGGTAAAACCCACGCCAGCGTAGTTCTTTCGCAAGGGGCGGCCTTCGGGATGCTGCCCACCATAGGTGTTGTAGCTGGTCTGAATCCATTCGCCGGGGCTGGTGTCAACAAAAGAGGAGAAAAACTCCGGCTCTGCAACAATGACTTGCACCACTTTACCGTTCAGAACTTTTGCAAAATGACTCATCTCTGATCCTTAGAAGACAATCGTGCCCGAGCCAGTAAATCGGTACACGTAGTTTCCTCCGGTGTTGGTCAAGGTGACAGTGCCAGTTGTGGTAGCTGCTTTGAAAGTGTTGGGGTAAGCGATGACTACAACACCAGAACCGCCGGTGCCGCCAGTAGAAGCGCCGCCTGCGCCAGCACCGCCGCCAGTATTTGCCGTACCACTTCCGCCAGTGCCGCTATTGGTACCGTTTCCGCCGCCACCGTTGCCCCCAGCGCCTGCGGTACCGCCGTTAGAGCCACCGCCACCACCACCGCCATAAAACACGGCAGAACCAGTAATGGAGTATGACGCTCCAACGCCGCCTGCTCCAGCAACAGAGCCAGAGCCGTTACTACCAGCCGCTCCAGCGCCTCCACCACCGCCGCCTCCGTTGGTTGAGTTTAGAGATACGCCGTTACCGCCGTTAAATCCTTGTCCAAATGTGCCAGAACCGCCCTGAGGTGTTGCGCGTCCACCGTCAGCACCACCGCCGCCACCACCAGAGCCACCGTTAGAGCCGGTGTTTGCGCCGCTGTTACTAAACGAACCGCCACCTCCACCGCCAATTGCAGTCGTAAAGTTTGTGACGCTGGAGTTGCTTCCGCTTGTTCCGTTAACACCAATAGTGCCGGAGCCTGCGCCGCCGCCACCAACAGTGACGGTATACGTTACCCCGCTTGCGACAACCGCACCAGAGAAATAAACAACGCCGCCAGCACCGCCGCCACCGTTGTTAGAACCTCCACCACCGCCCCCCGCAACAATCAACATTGCAACAGCAGGAGCAGAAAGTGTCCCGTAGGTCGCCCACGCAGTGCCCGTGTAGTACTCCGCAGTCCCCAGCGTTGTATTGAACCGCGTCATCCCGGCCGTAGGCGTTCCGGGACGTTCCGCAGTAGTGCCTGAAGGAATTGTGTTTGCGCCTGTCCCTCCGGCGTTTACAGAGCCGGTGACAGTCAAGTTACCCGAACTATCAGTCGCAGTAACCGTCCCCGTCGTGTTTGGCAGGGTCAAGGTTTGGTTGCTGGCCGTGACTGGTTCTTGCAGAGTAACACTGCCACCACCGGAGGAGTTGAGTTTTAGACTCATATTTAGCCCAGCGCGCTTGTGATGCGTTGATTTCGATCAGCGGCTGATTCAACCTGCGCCGCCAGCACGATGTCGTCTTTGGACCCGGTAATTGGTTCCCCAGCGTCCAGCTTGCGTTTTACTTCGTCAGCAATGATGGCATCCATCGCAACTTGACACCGGGCATGGACAGCGTTATCAATCCACTCTTGGGCCGAGACGGCCACGACATGCAGCGCTTTATCTTCTGCGTCGGTAAGCGTTACGGTGTACGTTTTTGTCATGATTTATCCAATCAGATGACCAGAGAATGTTTGGAAGATGCCAATCCCAGAAGGGATGTTTAGGCCGAAACCCGCCGCATCTACGGTGACGTAGTCGTTAACGGCCAGCGTGTACACGATGTACGCGTGGCAGTCTCGCGTTACGGTTGTTGTGCCGGTCGTAGCGTTTCCGCCCACGTTTCCACCATTCACGTTGATGCGAAAATCAATCGCTGCGTTGGCGATATTGGTGAAGAAAGATACAAGAATCAGGTAAGTGCCTGCCACCGGGGCGGTAAAGCGTCCGGTGGAGTTGTTGTACCCGGAACCGATATTGGTAAGGACTGTTGGGAAAACAATGACACCACTCCCTGCATTGAAAGCGGTGTCTCGATATGCATGAAATGCAGGCTGGAAAGGCATGAGCACCCGACCGCTGCTGTCAACAACCATACGGGTAGCTGCTGCGGTAACGTCATAGACGTACCAATTGTTCTGCTGAAACCCAGAAGCGGAGCCGCCAACGCCGACATCATAAGTTCGTGAATCCGCCGCCATGCGGATGGCTGCGAATCCAGATGAAGACGTGTTGGTGATCTGTAAACGCTGCCCCGGAGAAGACGTCCCAATCCCAACGTTACCGGAGGCGGTCGTAAAAACACTGCCGTCGTTAGCGGTTACACCACTGCTACCGTTGATAGTTACAGGCATATCACACCACCGTCCAAACAGAGCCAGAAGAAACAGTTACTGTAACGCCAGAAGCAACCGTGACGGGTCCAAACGAGCCGCCGTTATCGCCAGAAGCAATCGTGTAGTTTGAGCTGATCGTTTGGCTATTCACATTGATACCGTTGCTGGATCGATGCACGTTGGCACTCAACTCACCGATGCTGGGCTTGTACAGCAAGTTGGCGTTGCTGGTGTAGACGGTTGAAATCGTACCGGAGGTTGCGGTAGCAAAAAGAGGGTAGACGCTCGTTGCCGTGCTGATATCGTTGGTGAGGTTCACCGACGCAGTGACGGCGGCCCAAGAAGTATCCGTGCCGTTAGTGGTCAGGTACTTGCCAGAGTTCGTCGCTTGACTAGGTGCCAATGCGTTAAACGCGGAGTTGGCAGTGGTCTGTCCCGTGCCACCATTGGTGATCGCTAGGGTTCCCGTCACGCCAGTCGTCAAGGGAAGGCCGGTCGCGTTAGTCAGAGTCCCAGAAGATGGAGTTCCCAGCGCCCCGCCGTTGACAACGAACGAGCCAGCAGTGCCGACGTTAGTGCCCAGCGCAGAAGCGACGTTCGTTCCAAGGCCCGATACGCCAGTCGAGATTGGCAGGCCAGTTGCGTTGGTTAGCGTACCCGAAGACGGAGTACCCAGTGCGCCGCCATTGCCAACGAACGAGCCCGCAGGACCAGCGTTTGGTCCCCGGCGCGTCGTCACCCCCCTGACACAACGGCATGGGGTCGAGGCGGGGAAGAGTGGAGACAGAGGACACACAGTGAAGCGACACAAACTAGCACAAACAAAAGCATAGAGGGCCCACACCATA